TTATGGAGCAATGGCCGGAACCCTGGCCTATGTTATGGGCTAATTATAAAAAACTGCCGCGTACATTAGATCAATGTTTATTAGTCCCTACCATTTTGACGACGCAAGCATTTTGGTTAAATGGACGCTACACAAATGAATGGAATAAACGCCCCAATATTGCCATGTTAGCGGTTGCGCCATCGACAGGCAGTAAAGATATAAACTCAAGAAATGTACTCGAAACAATACGTGAAATATTTATGCAACAGGGGAAGATGAATCTATTTTTTAGCGAGATTTTAAAATACCCCGAATCAATCACATCCGACACTTCCTTCCTAAAAACCTTCGACGAATCCAGTAATCTATTTTGGCTATCAACAGAAGCTACTAACATTTTTCAGCAAATGTCTAACGCAAAAAACAATGCGGCGATGAAAGGACTTGAAATGAAGCTGATTCAGGTCGTTGATGGCGGTCAAATCTACGGCAAAATGAAGGCGCAAGACCGGGTATCAACGATAGAAGACCCAAACTGTCAGGTCTTACTATACGCGCAGCCGGAGACCATACGCGAGTACTTACAGGATTCTATCATCGATTCAGGACTCTTAGGGCGCTTCGTGCTTCATATCCCAAAAATAGACCTAGGCGATCCATTTAGAGACGCATTTTTGCGACGGAAACAAGAGCAAACTGTTTTAGATAAAGCATTCGGAAAATTCTTTACTCAACAACAGCCTAAACAATCAAAAAAATTAATCCTAAAACCGACTGACGAAGACTTGCAAATTTTACAGACATGGATGCAGAGTACGGTCAAGGAAATGTGTGACGGTGAGCAGCATGTCAAATTGTTGCGACGTCTAGCGGTATCGGCTGAACAACTGTACACCATCATATTAGGCACCATGCGCCATTGGGATATGGTTAACAAAAAAGAAGAAAAAAGAAATAATTTTGATGTTAGATTGCTTATTCCATTGCTCACATATTGGGCTGAATGTAAAGTGTACGCGTTAGATGAATATGTGGATGAAAGTATAGACCCGCTGGCGGATCACATTTACGAAATCACGGCTAAACTTATAGCAGGCCAAATCAAATCACCGCGCTATTCGTCGGTTATTAAAAAGTATCGCGCCGTGCCGCATTCAGAGATTGACCGGGTGATTCAGTCGAGGAAAAAATTAATTAAATTGTTAGATGCTCGAAACGACATGAAGAATGTTCGATTGCGCACTAACAACATGCTCCAAATGTGGGTGCATAATGGCACAATGGTTGAGATTGAAAACGGCACGAAACGAAAATTGATAGGTTTTACGCGAGATCATCCAGAATAAATAGGTGAATTATGTTAATTGAAATGAAAGTAAAATTTAACGATAGTGGAAAAGATCAAAAATTAAGAAAAGAATTAAAAAAAAGTATTATTGATGATTTGCTCAATAAAAAAGAATTTCCTTTTCATGATGAAAAAGTGCGTATTGTGGAAGTTATCGTCGCAACAGAAAATTTAATCATTTGGCAAATGCAAATTATTTAAATAATTTACAGAATTAATATCCAGGGGGTTTAACGAAAAATTTTACGTTATATAATGAGTTTTATCGTTAAAAAACTATGATGGATAGAATTAAAAAGAGGTACAATTTACCAGTGGTTATCATTGATGGGGTAAAATATTACAAAGCAACCGACGTCTCAGAGCTTATGTCTGATACGTCGGAGATCAGCGAACGCCTTAATTCTGAGATTAAGCAAATGACTGAGCTTAAAGAAATAACAGTCACGGAAATGCCGGCTTTTATGGATTGGTTCGTTGCTCTTATGTACTCCGGTTATCATGAAGATAATAAAAAAATCACTATCGATCGTTGGAAATTAGAATGGGCACGACGGCAGGTAGAACAAGCAGGGGGTATACACTAAATGCAAGATCAACCGAATGATTCTAACGGTTTTTTAACATTACCAAGGGGTGTTCGACTAATCGATGACATTCATAATCATGATAATTTGATCGTCCGTGACGTAAATGATTATCTTAATAAGATTCGTCTCGAAAAATACAAAAAGAAAAAAGTTAAAAAACGATGGCAATTCATAGGTAAGGCGACTCTAAAAAAATGACGAAGAGAAAAGCATCATGGATGCCGCGAAAGGTTCAGAACAAAGACACCCGCAAAGCGCACAATCAAGCTGAAACCGTTGTCATGTGTCCTTACTGTGATAGAAAAGCTGAGCTAATAAATAGTATCGAGATTTACAAATGGGCTAGTTTAGGTATGTTATGGATTTGCCGCCTTTGCGACGCATACATAGGTACTCATTGCAATAACCCCCGTAATTTACCGTTAGGAAGACTGGCAAATAAAAAATTGAGAAAGTTGAAAATAGAAGTACATAAAGTTTTCGACCCGCTTTGGAATTACTATGATAGTGGAAAGTCCAGAAGTGAGATCTACTTTTGGTTAGCTGAGAAAATGAAAATCACAAGATCTAATTGTAATATTGCTAAATTCGACGTGGCACAATGTAATAAAGCAATCAAATTATGTGCGAAGAGAATGGAAAAAGAATATGAGTGATAATCTATCTATATTGCGTGCGGAAATAGAAGCGCAATATGAAAATAATCCGACCGGTTGCGGCGGTAGTTTTGGCGAGCTTTTGTGCTGGGAAATTCATGTCAACAACAAAACTTTTATCTGGTTGGCTGAAAAGTGGAGTATCAATGTAACCACGTTAGGCGAGCTGATTTATGATCACTGCAAGCGGTTGGAACCGTTACCGTTTGTACGGCATGACCATCCTTCAGAATGGTTTGAAAATAGACCTGCTTGGGTATCAATAAGGGCGGAGAATGGCGAAATATTTATGATTCATCCTGATAAATTAGATGAAGAAATTAAAAAAGGCGCAACGCTCATTATGAATGAAACCGGCAGGTATTAAAATGGCATACAGATATTGTGAAAATTGTAATGCTGATATGTCTGCACCAACAGATAGAGAAGTGCTTGGGTATTATGGTTGCCCGGCATGTGGTGCGGCTAACGATAGCCTAAAATCAACCGGCGATATTATTCTAAACATCTTAGATCGACTTGATTCTATCGAATCGAAATATGGGTAAATAAATTATGCGAAATATAGAAGTTTTTTTGAAAACTGTATTTAAAAATGATTTGATGCGAAAGCCAGAGTATTCGACGAAGGGTTCATCGGGTTTTGATGTCCAAGCGAACTTACAACGCACCTTTACAATATTGCCCTATTGCCGGGACACGATTGATACAGGGCTATTTTTCGCTATCCCATTGGGTTATGAATTACAAGCACGCCCACGGTCTGGATTGGCACATAAACAAGGCGTTAGTGTGCTTAACACACCCGGTACTATTGATTCTGATTATCGCGGTGAGATAAAGATTATCCTCTGCACCAGGGAAAAATCGTTTACTATACAACCCGGCGACAGAATAGCGCAATTGGTGTTATGTCCTGTTTATCGCGCTGAGATGAAAATTATAGACGCGGTTGAATTTTACGAACGTTTCGACACGGAAAGGGGCGACGGCGGGTTCGGGTCAACTGGAGTGTGATGTTTGCCGAGTGCAGCACAAAACAAAACTAACAGAAGATACAGAGCGCGAGTTTGCGACATGTGTTTGCGACAGTAGATCTCTCACTATGAAAGTTGATTTTTCCAAATGTAACTTATTTGAGAATATCACACCCGAAGTTATTAAAAGTTGGGATTTAAGCGCATGGAACAAATCAAAATAGTTTCATTAATTGAAGCCTTAACAAATACAGTGATAGGCTTTGGAATTTCTCTTATAGTTTGGTTCATTATTCAATATTCGGGAATTTACGATATTCAAACAACAGTTGAACAAGGGTTTCAAATTACTTTCATATTCACTTTGATATCTGTTTTAAGAGGATATTCTTTACGTCGAATGTTTATTCGATATCATATTTTTCTAACAAAATTATTTATAAATTGGAAATAAAATGTCTATTGAAATCACCGTGAATGAAGCAGTTGCTTGGCAAGACGCAAAAGAAAAGTTAGATGAAATCAAAGCTGTCGAAATGGAACTCAGAAAAGGTCTCATCAATAAAATATTAGGCAGAGGCGTCATTGGTAAACTTAATGAGGAAACAAAATTAGATTATGAAAATGGCGAAGGTGTGGATGTAAAAATAAAAGCCGAACAGCCATTAAAAACAAACTTAAATATCAAAGAATTTTTAAATCTGAAAGAATTAGGTTTATTAGATGAACTTGAATTATCCTGCGTCGTTGATAAACCAACGTTAGATAAAAAAGCGCTAATAAAATTGCGTGAAGATAGAATAGAATCCCCCGTTTTTGAATTTGTAAAAGATAGTTATGCAGCGCCTACTTTAGATATTAAATGGTTAGGCGATTAATAAAATGAGAGTATCAGAAAAAATGATTATTGCTGATTTAAAGAATCAGATAGTCAAACTAAAAAAACAAGTAAAAAAGGGTGATGACTATAAATTAGCTATCCGTTTTTTAACGACACGATATGGCAACAGTGATAATGCATGGTTTGATTTACATGTTCAAGTTGCAGAATTAGAAGCTGAAAACGCTAATTTAAAAATAGAAAAATAAGAAAAATTACCCTCTATCTTGTAAGAATCCTTCTAGTAAGATCTCTAATTCAACTCCCCTCTCTTTGAATGCACTCGGCAGAGGGAGAGTTGAACCTTTAATCATTCCCGATCAAGGCGCGCACCAGTTTATCGCGCCTAGTTGCCAGAAGTATGTTGTTGGCGGTTGGGAATGATTTTTTTAAATAATTAATTAATCATTAATTCAGAAGCTGGAACACCCTAGTATGCAGGATCACTATTGCCTGTCTGACGATCAATTTTATGATTTGAAAACCGATGCGGTTAAAATGTCAGACTTGTTCAAATGCGTTCATCTTTTTATACAAGAAGACGCCAGAAAAACACTAGATTTACATCCTGTATCGAAAATTTCTTTGATGTTTTATTTAGATCGCTTCGGAGATTTTAATCAGACAAAAAAGAAAAACCCCGAACCTCATAAAAAAATCGCGAGAGCTATCTTTATGTCGTTAGGTCAAAGCGATAAACGAGAAATTTTAAATTATCTCGAATATCTTTCACAAGAAATGGAGACAGACGAAGATGATTAGAATTAGATCGACAAAGATCGATAACCCTGAAAACTTGAAAATTAAAATTTGTGTTTATGGTGAAGCCGGATTAGGTAAAACCGTTTTATGTTCTACTGCACCACGACCGCTCATAATGAGCGCTGAAAACGGATTACTGTCGTTAGCTGCGTTAGATATTCCTTATACCCTGGTTACTTCCGTGGACGAAGTTCAAGCGGTTTATGAGTTCTTGCAAACGGACGAGGCAAAGGAGCAATTCGATACTATTTGCTTGGATTCTATTTCTGAAATTGGCGAAGTTCTTTTGGTCGATATGAAAGCAAAAGAAAAAGACCCAAGGGCGGCGTATGGTCGAATGCAGGATGCTATATCGGGCATGATGCGCAATTTTCGTGATTTGAAAGATTATCACGTCGTATTTACTGCAAAACAAGAACGCCAAACTGACGACTTCACAGGTGTGACAAAATACATGCCGAGTATGCCAGGTCGTGTACTAACAAAAGACTTACCGTATGTTTTTGATGAATTGTTCGTCATGAGAATTGGCGAAGATCCTGAAGGTAAGTCCTATCGGTATATACAACCCAACCCTGAAGTTTCCTACGATGCAAAAGACAGAAGCGGCGCGTTAGGTACCAGAAAAGATGGTACTTATACCAATCAAGAGCCGCCGAATCTAACAAAAATAATCAACAAGTTAATTAAACACATTGGTAAGAAACCTCAAAAACCTGCCAAACAAAAACCCACTATTATTGAAAATTCAACACCCTCTGAAACAAAGGAGGACGTACCAGAAGTTAAACAAACGGCATAAAGCCAAAACCACACTAACCGCCAACTAAAGGGGATACCCAATGGCACAATTACCTTCAGCGTTTCACAGTGCAGACCATGCAGATATGAACGACTTTAAACCCGTGCCAGCGGGTGATTATATCGCTCAAGTTGTTGAGTCTGCTATGAAACCAACAAAAGCCAACGATGGCTCGGCCTATTTAGAACTCACTTTTGAAATTCTACACGGCGAATATAAAGGCAAAAAGTTTTGGGATAGACTTAATCTCAGAAACAAAAGTAAACAAGCTGTAGAAATAGCCAACAACGCCCTGGCAACGTTATGCCGCGCAGTAGGACTTGCCAATATCGATGATTCACAACCATTGCATGGTAAACCTCTGACAGTAACGCTCAAAGTCGACAAAGCAACGGCGAATAATCCTGAATCTAATTCAGTCGGATTTTATGCACCTATGAACGCTGTAAATCCTAACGATACTGATAGTTCAGCAAGCACCGGGTTTGACGACGACGAAGAATCGACATCTGAAGAACCACCAACAGAAGCAAAACCGGAGCCGCAGCAAGATTTAAAAACGGCGCCATTTGCTGAGGATGAATCAACACCTGAAGACCCACCAACAACGCCGGAAATACAACAAGATAATTCACCGGCCGGTGATTTTGACGATTGAAAAATACAGGGGTTGAAGATATCGCCCCTTTTTTAATTTGATTTAGGATATTATTGTCATGGTTCGATTACCCGATAATGAAAAAGATCTAACATTTATACTTAACCAAGGAACTGTGACGGAACCTCGCGACCGAGATTATCTAGGTTTTTCATCAATCGGCGATCCTTGTCATCGTGCGATCCAATATAATTGGAGATTTGCATCAACTAAAGCAATCCCTGTTAGATTCAAACGAATCTATAGTTTAGGCCATACGATTGAACAAATAGTTATCGCTGATCTAAAAAAAGCAGGCATTAAAATTACCAACGATCAAAAAGAGGTTGTTGGTTTTGCTGGACATTGGAAAGGTCATATCGATGGCGAAGCCACTAATGTACCTGCCGCACCAATAGTTAAACACCTATTAGAAATAAAATCGATGAAAGGTGAGTTGTTCAAAATCCTTTGTAAAAAAGGTGTGAAAGTCTCTAATCCTGAACACTATGCTCAGATGCAAATGTACATGCATTATGGTAAATACTCGCGCGCCTTATATGTTTGTTATGACAAAAACACGTCAGCGTACTACACGGAAAGAATACGACCTGACCCCGATGTAGTGGCCGAATTAAGAAAAAAAGAAACTGAGATTATATTCTCGGAACATTTACACCCAAGGATTGGTAACGACAGCCCTCAGTGGTTTGAATGCGTTTTGTGTGATCATAAATCAGTTTGTTTTAATTTCGTTCCCGTGCTTGAGAATTGTCGGACGTGCAAGAATGTAGACATACACGAGAACTGTCGTTGGAGATGTACAATAAAACGCAAAGATTTAACCCTGGACGAACAAATAAAGGGTTGTGATGACTATAAAAAGGATGAGATGTTCATTACCCTGAAAGAAATTGTCGGGTGAAATTAAGAGACTATCAAAAAGAAGGGGTAGACGCGTTATTTGATTTTACCGAATCGTGCGAAGATGGCCAGCACCCCATCGCCGTTTATCCGACAGGATCGGGAAAAACGCCTATTTTATGCGGGTTTATCGAAAAAGTATTAGATAAATATCCGCATTCTAACATCTTAGTTATTTCTCACGTCAAAGAAATCATAGAACAAGATTATTACGCCATTTGCGATTTTTTCTATGGCGTGCTTGACGTTGGTCTATATTCTGCTGGCTTGCAATCCAGAAACATTCGCAAGGTCACCGTTGCCGGTATCCAATCTATTCACAATAAAGTTTATAAATTCCAAACATTTAATTATATCATCGTTGATGAATGTCATTTAATCAGTATGAAAAGTGACACTATGTATCGACGGTTTCTTGATGGACTTAATAAAAAAGCTTCCTATGTCGGATTAACCGCAACACCTTTTAGATTAGGTCACGGATATATCAACCAGGGAGATAACATCCTATTTACTGACATAGTAATTAACTATTCGACAATGGAAAAATTTAACCAACTTATTGACGATGGTTATCTGTCGAAATTATTTGTTAAGAATACATTAATGGAAATGAACATTGATGGCATTAAAAAGATAGCCGGAGAGTTTAGCGAAAAAGCATTATCGGCGAAATTTGACCGTGATTCGATCACCCGACAAGCACTTGATGAGGTTGTTAGGTTCGGTAAAAGGTATAAAAAATGGATGATTTTTTCCATTGATACCAAACACGCTGACAATATTACAGAAATTCTTAATGAAATGGGTATCAATAGTATTTCTGTACATTCGAATATGGAAGGTGATCGAGATCAAGCCGTTGCTGATTTCAAAGCAGGGAAATATCAATGCGTTGTCAATGTCAATATTCTAACGACCGGGTTTGATGTTCGCGACATTGATATGATCGTTTTACTTCGCCCGACTAATTCACCCGTGTTTCACTGTCAGACTATTGGTAGAGGTTTGCGTGTAATTTATACACCTGGCATGCCGCTTGATACAACACCACAACGATTAGCGGCGATCGAAGCTACTGTTAAA